AGTGTGTGTTACCCTATACTTACATAGATGCCAAGCTCATAGGGGAATGGAATTTCACCCAATACTAAGTCATTTTATGCGTTTTTGGTTGTGGATGACTACTGGAATGACTACTAAGCAATGGGTAGCCATTCACCGCAAACATCACCAAAATACAGATGTAGAAGGTGATCCGCATAGCCCTCACGTATTTGGCATTTGGCAATTAGTCTTTGGTGGAGTTAAGTATTATAATCGTGCTGGCAGCGATGCCCATATGGTTATGAAATACGGAGCAGGTACTCCTAAAGATTGGATTGAACGCAAGTTGTATACCCCACATCACAAGATAGGCATTCTCTTAATGTTAGTCATAGACTTGTTATTATTTGGGCCTTGGGGATTCTTAGTGTGGGGTGTACAAATGATATGGATCCCATTCTGGGCCGCAGGCTTTATTAATGGCGTCGGACACTGGTGGGGTTATCGCAATGGTGAAACTAAAGATCACAGCCACAATGTCAGTCCAATCGGTATACTAATTGGCGGCGAAGAACTACACAATAATCATCACTTGGATCCTGCTAATCCTAAACTAAGCCGTCGTTGGTTTGAGTTTGACATTGGCTGGATGTGGTTTAAATTATTCAGTTACTTAGGTTTAGCAAAACTTAGAAACGCATAAAGAAAAAGCACCCGAAGGTGCTTTTCTTTTATATATCCGCTATGCGGTATAATTATTGCTTCATCCCTTAACGGGAAATTATTATTTTTTTACGCCGCTATTAACAAAGCCGTACATCTTTTCAGCAGCTTCTAATACCTTTTCCATTCCTGGAAACTCTGGCATATCAACTTTGCTAACAATTTGACCTGTCTTCTCGTCACGAGTAGCAGTCAGTTCCCAACCTTGAAATTTCACAGCAAAATCTTGCTGTACTAGGTCTTTGGCCATTGCTAGAATGTCTGAACGGATTTCGTAGCCGTTTTTGTTAAATTTTACTTCTGGTAGTTTTGGTGTTTCGAATGACATATTATTCTCCTTGTGTGTTAATGTCTGTGTTGGCGGATTTTTTAGCAGTCTTTGCCTTGGCTGTTTCTTCCTGTTTAGGGTAGAAAACTTTACTGATTGACTCTACAGAGTATGTAGCTAAATCAATGTAGTTCTTGCTCAACATCTTAGCAAAAGCAGTTTGCGCAGTGATAAAATCATTGGCTGCTTTATTGAGCGTGTCGTCTTTATAGACTTTATTGGTTAGTTGACGCTTTCCGTCTTGGAATAGGTCAATATAGAATTCAGGTGTAAACATTTTATTTCCTTGTGTGTATGTGTTTATTTTAAACAACAACTTTGCTGTCTAAGTATTATTATATATGCCTTTTGTTAGAAAAGCAAATACTTTACGAAGTTTTTTACTCGTAAACTGCTTTAGCTTCGTCAATCCTTCCTTGGCGAGCAAGACTCGCGGCAGCACGGGCTTGGCCGAATGCTTCCAGGAATGACCAGATAGCGTCAATGATTGTTTTCATAGATATGTTTCCTTTTGGGAGTTAAATTGTTGGATGTAATTTTCCAACTGTGCGGCATCGGTAATGCCTTTGGTGCTTAGATATGCATCTAAACTGCTTTGATAGTTAGATCCTGGGAACATTTCTGATAGACGTTCTAGGATGGCTAGCATACGGTTTGATAGTGTTTTCATACTTTCCTCTGTAAGTGTGTGTAGACTCAGTGTTTCTACTGAGTATTTAGTTCGCATATGCTGCAACCACATATTTTTAAGATCTTGCTTTTCTATAAAAGTTTATGTATAATAAGATTTAATTTTTGTTAAATACACTATAATTTGGAAGACCGATGAAATTACGCACACGATCTATACTGCAAGAATTAAACTCAGTAGCAGAAGTACGCAACAAAGATGCTTTGTTTGAAAGCAGAGCCACCAACATCATCAACAGTGCTATCAACTTGCTTGAAAGCATTAGAGATCACTATGATGCTGAATCAGCGGACGAACTTGAGCGTAGACTAATCAATGCTATTAAAGGTCAAGATCCAAGCAAATTTACACGCGGTGTACGTAGAATCGTAGAAGCACGTAAACATAAGAACAAGTTGAACGAATCAAATGACGAATAAAGCATTATTAGAGGGCGGCAATGTATTCAAAGGCCCAGACAAACAACCTTTAACACAGCGTATAGCTACCGGCGATGTTGAAGCTACAGTTGCTTACATTGAACAGATTACCGGACTAGACTTTACCAAAGAAAAACACTCCGACGACAAGAAACCAGTTAAATGGTTAGGTACCACAGGACGTAAAGAAGATCCAGATGGCACATTTGAAAAGAACAGTTCCGGCGACTTAGATTTAAGTGTAGATGCTAACGAAGTAAACAAAAAAGAATTTGCAGATAAATTGATTGCACAGTTTGGTAAAGAGAATATCAAACTAAGCGGAGACAATGTACATTGGAAAGTACCTATCAACGGTGATCCAACCAACGGGTTTGTACAAGCTGACTTTATGTTCAGTGCAAACCCTGCATTCCAACAAGGCAGTATGATTGGCGGCCAAGGTGAGTACCGTGGTGAACATAGACATATTGTATTATCTAGCATTGCTAGAGCCAAAGGATTAAAGTACAGTCCAAAGCACGGATTGTTAAATGCTACCACAGACGAGTTACTACCAAACGGCAACGATTGGAATCAGATAGCTAAAGACTTGTTAGGACAAACTGCTACAACTAAAGATATTCGTTCAGTTGATACGATCCTAACCTATATTAAAAAATTGCCTAACTATGAAGAGCTAGTAGCTGGCGCAAGAGAAACACTCGGTAAGCAAGGTATTGAATTACCTAAAGCCAACCAACTAGAAAGCTACCAGCCAGGATCTATTGGTTGGATGCGTTCACTTATAGATATTGTAAAATGAGAGCTTTTGAATTTTTATACGAAGATGAAGCAGCGCCTGCTCCTAAGAAAGTAGGACGTGAGTTCAACCACCTTGAAGATCTTGTGTTCACAGAACCTAATGGTGCGCAACGTGCAGTTGAAATACTAAAAGGTCTAGCACAGGACGCCAAAGACGTTACAATTAAATGGGACGGCAATCCTACAGTATATTGGGGACGTGAGGACGATGGCACATTCCGTATGGTTGGCAAGAACAACTGGGGACGTGAAGAAGGCAAAAGCTCTAGTCCAGAAGAGCTTAAACAGTTTATTATGAGCCGGGGCAAAGGCGAAGATTGGCGTGAGAAGTTTGCCAACGATATGGCCAGCCTATGGCCTATCTTTGAAGCAGCCACTCCTGCAGACTTCCGTGGATATGTATACGGAGATATCCTATTCCATCCTGGTAAGCCATACGAAGGCGCAGACGGATTTATTTCCTTTACTCCTAACCAAACAACGTACAAAGTCAAAGGCACTAGTAACACAGGTCGTATGATTTCTGGACGTAAGATTGGGGTTGCAGCGCATAAGCATTTCGATTACTTCGGAGACAAGACCGGAGAAGACTTTAGCAATGCTAAGATTTTTAATAACGGAAGCGACTTGGTAGTTTTTGGACAAACAACAGTAGGACATCAGCCTGCTGTAAATGCAGACAACCTTGCAAAGATTGAAGCACTGGCTAAGTCGCAGGGCGTTATCAACAGCTTCCTAAAACCAGTTGCTGGTATGGGCTATTTGCAAAGTGAAATCTATACTTTTGTCAACAATCAGTCAAAGGCAAAACAGCTAGACAATATTAACTCAGAAGCCTTTATGGCTTTTGTTCAAAAGACTCCTGCTAAAGCTACTAAGATACAAGCACACAGTGATGCACATCCAGGAATGATGGACACATTGTTTAAGTTAGTGCGTGAGATTATGCTAGCCAAGGATGAAGTTATTGCTGAGTTAGATAACGCACAAAGCGATGTCACTGCTACTACAGGCGGCAAGCCTGGCGGCGAAGGATATATGCACACTGGGCACGGAGTTAAACTAGTGCCACGTGATCGTTGGACTCCTTTCCGAGCAGATTAAGCCAAAATAGGCCGTAACAGGCTGGTTTTTCCAAAGCGGTATAAATACTTACATAAGAATCAAGGCGATTCTTTATATTGCCGGTCCCGGAGCGGGATCATATAATTTAGGAGAAACTATTATGGCATCAGTAACAAGAGTAAACCCAACAGCAGTAGCATTAGGTACTGTACAAAAGACCTTCCAACAAACCGTATTCAAATATGTATTGTCTGGTTCAGACGGCGCAGTTGCTTTGACAGCATCTACAGCAGCTCCAGTAACAGACGAACTAGGTACAACTTCATCTGTGTTCCAAGTTAAGAGCGACGGTCTTGCAATTATCACTTTCGGTGACAACCACGCATTAGACATCAACACATTGGCAATCCGTGCAGGCCGTATTATCGGTGCTGGCTCATTGACAGGCTCTGGTGTTTGGACATTCACAGCTGGCGGCACATTAACAGTTACAGCACCTACAACATTGTACGCACTGTAATTAATTAATTCCTAGGGATGGGAAGTGGGGGCGGATTTATTTTCCGCCCTTTTTTTGTCTGAGTAAATAGTAGCACATTATGG